TGAGCAACTTGGAAATTGGGACGAAACGATTGCCGAAGCAGAACGGTTTGCATCTTTAATCGGCAGCCAAGTCACAATCAAGGATGGCGTGTTGGCTGGCTTCTTGGCGACAATTCTTAGCGCACAAAGCCATGACAAGGTGAATGCTGAGACAATCGGTGCTAGGCCTATTCGGACGGTGTTGGATGTTAGCGAGTTGGTGGCTTAGTTTTTGTGGTGGTGGTTAAGCAAAGAAAAACCCCGCCGAAGCGGGGCTAATTTAGTAAAATTTCAGCTTTGGTTTGATGTGTTGGCAATTAGTAACGGGCCAAAAGATGCGCTGAAAAAGCTTCTTAATTTTTATAAGCCTTTGTGATTGACACGCACACCCCAACTTTAGGAGTTTAAACATGGAAAACGAAATCATCGCCCTTGAGCCCTGCACTGGCCCGAATCACATAGTCGGTACAATTGAGGCTCACCCTTTTGTCGATCCACTATACACTCCATCGCAGGCCGCGCAATTTAGCGGCGTGAGCGTCAATTTACAGCGCACTTGGCGAAGACGTGGGTTCATTAGTAAGCACAAACAGACTGGACACGCGCGCCTTTCTCTAATCGATCTAGCAGCGCTTACCTTTATGCGAATCTTAAGTGAAGGCGGCCTTCCCCCAATCTTAATCGCAGGTTCATCATATGAGTCCGCTAAGTTTTTTATTGAGCTGTATGCATCGCGCCATCTTGCTTTCAAGGATGCGAGGCAAAATAACTCTAAACTTAAGGTCAACTGTGGCGCGATAGAGTTTTTTGCGAATGTCAGCGAGTTAAAATTTCTCGATCTTATCCAGCTTGACACGCCCAAACAAATAAGCTAACCACGATTACAGGACGAGAGATCGAAGTGCGCCACGTGTCGCCACGCTCCCCTAGCTCACATAAGTGAGAGCAAGTGCGAAGCTATGCCGAAACAATTAAGCAAGTGGCACAATACATCAAGACATGCGCGCGGTTATGGCTCATCATGGGACAAGCTGCGCATCACTGTATTGAACCGTGACAGTCACCTATGCCAAGCGTGTCTATCTCGCAATCGAGTGACGCCAGCTAATCAGGTCGATCATATCATACCACGCTCTAAGCATGGCACCGATGACCTAAGTAATTTGCAAGCCCTTTGTAAGCCTTGCCATGATGACAAGACGATCAAGGACAATGGCGGCACAACACGTCAAGCAATCGGATTAGATGGATGGCCCATTCTCTAGGTAGGTAGGGGGCGGCAAAATCTTTAGGGCCTTTCGTCTCAGGACCGGCGCCATTCAACAAAACAATTGCCAACACAGTCCTTCGCGCGCGAGGCCTAAAGCAACGGATTTTGAGGCATGTCAAAGCGTCAACCTATAAACACGGTGGCCGGTGCTACTGCTGTCGCTGGCGCAATTGGTCGCTCAATCAATCCACCTTCGCACGTTCCGCTTGATAGCGACGATCTGCTTTTCTGGGATGAGATTATCGCCGAGAAGCCCGCGTCGGAATGGACAGAACACGATCTTGCCATTGCCGGGCATCTTGCTCAGGCGATGGCTGACTTGGTGAAGGCTCGACAGTCGTTGCGCGCTACTGGAGGCGCGGTGATCCAAAAGGGTGACGATGACGAGGTCGTCCTGCGGAACAACCCGTGGTCTCAAGCGATCAGGGATGAATCGGCCCGCATCGTTTCATTACGCACCACGCTGCAGATACACGGACGCGGCAAGAATGGCGAGAAGCGCGACGTTGATCGTCGGCGCAGTCTGGCATTGGACATCGAAAGCGGAATTGTGGAGGCGCGTAAAAGCGACTTGATGACAAGGCGGCACTAATGGCGGTCAAGGTTGAGTATATAAAACTCCCCCGCCATATCAGAAGGGCTATAAAAAGCGGTATCGTTCCAGTAGTTCGAAACTGGCGAGATCTGCCGATTGAACAGCTCACCCGCGCTGAGTTTAACATGCGCTGGATTGAGGAGTTCTGCAAAGTTCCTGAAGGCGACGATGCAGGCAAGCCTCTCAAGATCGATCTATTTTTTGAAGTGTTTATGTACGCGGTGTTTGACGCGCCGGTTCATGTTTACAAGGCCATTCTGTCGGTCGCCCGCAAGAACGCCAAGACCGCATATATGTCCTGCTTCATGCTGCTGTTCATTTGCGGCCCTGAAGCGAAACTGAATAGCCGTGTGGTGTCTGGCGCGCTTAGCCGGGAACAGGCCGCCGAGATTTATAACTTTGCTTCAAAGATGATTGCGCTATCGCCCGAGCTGAGTGCGGTGGCTTCTTGCACGAGTAGCGGCAAGCGGATCGCGGGCTTAGTCGATAATGTCGAATACAAGGCTTTGGCCGCTGAAGGCAAAACGAACCACGGCAAAGGCCCCCTTCTGGCGGTGCTTGACGAGGTGGGCCAAGTTGACGGGCCGCTAAATGACTTCTTCGAGGCGATTGTCACGTCTCAGGGTGCCTTAGAGTTTCCGTTCTTGGTGCTGGTTAGCACGCAGGCCAGAACAGACGGAGATTACTTCTCAATTGAGTTGGATGGCGCGGTGGCAAATCCAAGTGACGATGTAGTTTGCCACTGGTACAGCGCCGATTCTGAAGCCGAAATGGACGACCGCGAGGCTTGGCTTGATGCTAATCCGTCGCTCGGCAAGATTAAAAAAGTTACGGCCATGGAGAAGGCTCACAAAGAGGCAATTGAATTGCCCTCTCGTGAAGCTGGATTCAGGTGGCTCGGTCTCAATCAGCGCGTAAATGCTGACAATCCCTTCATCGCGCGCTCGGTCTGGGAATCGTGCTCCGCGTCGGCGTCTATCCCTGAAGGTTCGCCTGTCTATCTCGGGCTGGATTTGTCATCAGTGCAGGATTTAACCGCGCTCGTGATGATGGCCCAGATCGACGGGGTTTGGCACACTGAGGCGACGTTCTGGTTACCGGCTGACGGGCTAGACGAGAAGGCCAAAGCGGATCGGGTGCCCTATACCTTGTGGCGCGATCAGGGTTTCCTGACTGCCTGCCCCGGTAAAACGGTCGATCTTGAATATGTCGCGACTAATTTGCTTGAGGTTTTCGAGCGCTACGAGGTTCGCAAGCTGGCGTTTGATCGGTGGGGATGGTCGCGTTTAGAGCCTGAATTGCTGCGTCAAGGTATGCCAGATTGGCGACTTGAAGAGGTCAAGAGCGAATTTGGACAAGGTTTCAGATCCATGTCGCCCGCTCTTTTAGGGCTTGAAAACGATCTTTTGAATCAGCGGATCGCGCACGGGAACCACCCTGTTTTGAATATGTGCGCGGCGAACGCGTCGGTGGCGAGCGACCCTGCAGGAAACCGCAAGCTCGTAAAACCGAAAGAGAGACACAGAAGGATGGACGGAATGGTCGCTCTAGCGATGGCTCATAGTGTTGCGGCGGCTGAGGCAGACGCTGGTAGCACTTTTTCCCCTTGGGATGCCGACCCTAACTACAGTTTGCTTGACTGATGCGTATGCCTTGGCAGAAGCCCGTTGAAGTTCGAGAGGCACCGCCTCTACCCAACGGTATAATCACACAGCAAAACTTCTTTGAAGTCTTTGGGTGGATGGGGTCAAACAGTATTGAGGGCGTTTCGGTTACAACTGAAACTGCGCTAGGTGTCCCGGCAATTTGGGCTGCGGTCAACTTTCTGTCTGGCACTTTGGCCGGGCTGCCGCTCAATGTCTATCGTCGGTCTGGTGATGGTCGATCGAAGGTAAACGGCGGGATGCAGACCATTTTGCACGACGCTGTGAACGATGAAACATCGTCTTTTGAGTGGCGTAAAAGGCTATTCGAGCAAGTTCTAACAGGTGGCCGATCGTTCACGTTTATTGAGCGCTCGCCATCCGGCGTAGTTCTGAATCTTTGGTTGCTTGATGCGAATAAAGTTTCGGTTAAGCGCGAAAATGGCCGCAAGACTTATGAATATAAGATGGGTGGCCGGACGCTTGTTTATGCCGCCTCTGAGATTATTGATATTCCATTTATGCTCAGGCCAGACGGCTTGGGGCATTATGGCCCGATCAAGACAAACGAGCGGTCGGTCGCTTTGGCAATTGCTGCCGAGCGGTATGGCGCTAAATTTTTTGAAAATGGCGGCGTCCCCCCGTTTGCGGTAACGGGAAACTTTCAATCTGCTAACGCATTAAAGCGTGCCGGCGACGAGCTGGCACAGGCAGTCAAGAAAGCCACTAAGGAAAGCCGACAGGCGCTTGTTTTGCCAATTGGTCTTGAGATTAAGCCAATTGGTATTGATGCTGAAAAGGCGCAGTTGGTCGAAACTCAGCGTTTTAGCATTGAGCAAGCGGCACGGATTTATCAAATGCCGCCAACGTTCCTGCAAGACCTGACTCACGGCACCATGGCGAACACAGAGCAACAGGATTTGCACTTTGTGAAGCACACCGTAAAGCGGTGGGTCGAGCAATTTGAGCAAGAGTTAAACCTAAAACTTTGGGGCCGCTCTAACAATCGCACGTTTGCGGAGTTGAACGTGGATGGCCTTCTTCGTGGTGACTTCGGTTCGCGCATGGAGGGTTACTCCAAGAGCATTCAAAACGCCATCATGACGCCAAACGAGGCGCGGCGAAAAGAGAACCTGCCGGACAATCCGCAGGGCAATAGCTTGCTAGTCCAAGGCGCAACTGTTCCGCTT